CCGTTAAAGATTTCGGCTACTTCAATGTCGGCCTTGTCGTCAGCCGGTATCACCTTGCCCGAGGGCCGGTTCTGCCGCTGGTCGTTGGTGACTTGCAGGACGTGTTGCGGCAGTTTGTTGATGGTCAGGCAGGGTCTGGCGTTGATCGTCTGGCCTTGCACCGAGCCGCGTGTCGCCAGCACGTCAGCGGGCCACTGCCACTGGTTATCCGGTGATGCAGCACGAAAGCGCAGGTCGTCCAGCTCGTCCTCGCGGCTATCCGAGTAGGCAGCGATCGCCATCGTCAGGCGCGTACGCATCGTTGCCAGCATGTCGCCGTTGTCACGGTCAGACTTAGTGCCGCCTGACGAGACTGCGCCCGCTTCGTTAATGCCTGTGTCTTGGTATGCCACTACTTGCCTTTCTTTTTAGCCGCCGCAGCGCGCTTGACCGAATAGGCAATGGCTACGGCCTGCTTGACCGGCTTGCCAGCAGCAACCTCGGCCTTGATGTTCTTGCGGAAAGCCATCGGACTGGGTGACTTAACGAGAGGCATTATTTACCTTTCTTAGCGGTTTTGGCCGACTGCTTGAACGCCTTGGCCGTTGGTGCGCCAGCAGCACCAGGCTTACGCATCTTCTCTTTACCGCCAGCGGCAATGCGTGCCTGTTTCGCGTGAATATTTGCGTATAGTCCGGTTTTCATCAAGCCCCCATCCAACTGGTTGCGCCCATGTTTACATTTTGGTGCGGCATAACGTGCTTGCGTTGCGCTTTGGCATCGGTTTTGATGATGCCAGGGAATAGTTTGGTCATTGCCCAGACAAAAGCATCAGCCCGGTTAGGTGAGCGTTCGCCCATGTAACCGTTGGTCGTCATCGAGCACAGCTCGTCCTCTAGCTCGGGGAACGTGCCGCCGAACCGGATCTTGCCCTGTTCTGTCAGTGCGGAAACGGGTTCTGCTCTCACAGCTTTGCCTCTCGATGCGTTGATTAACTCGCATTTTAGGTGTGGATTTGCACTTTTTATCACATGCCGGACCATTTCACCACCATAATTTTTTTCAGCGACCACCAGATCGGCGGCGTGCCGGTCGTAAGCAGTTGCCACGACATTAGCCCAAACGCTCGGACCGGCCTTCATGGTGCAATCTTCCAGCACGTAAGCCCGACCGTCAATGCCCAGGCCAGCCACCACAATACCAATCTCGTCATTTCCTGCGTTGTCAGTGTCGCCGCTACCAGAAGGATCGACAGACACAACCACCCGCAGCATGTCCGGCAGATTGGTTGTTTCCCGATAGGTGTCGATCATCTCAATGTTCCAGAGCGCACCTGCGGCCACGTCTGCAAACTTGCCCTCAAGAAACCGTTGCCGCATCCTGGCTGGCAGGTTCTCCAGTTCCTTGATGTAGTCAGGCGGCAGGTTCTCCAGATTGTCGCGGGGGTTGATGGTCATCATGGAGAAATTGACCAGGTCAGCCAATGCTTTGCCTGATTCTGGTTCAATCTTTTTGACAAACATCTTGTAAGTCCAGTGCGCCATGCTTGGAGGATTGCAGTCGTAAAACGCCTTCAGGCGCATCTGCCTCTGTTGACCGCCTACCGTAGCCACGCAGTTCTGTGCGAGTCGTGTGACCGCCATGTTGCGAGCCAAGAGGGGTATCTGTGAGCACTCGTTAAAGAATATTGTGGCGTATTCCTGCCCCAGAATCTTCTCAGTCCTGTCTTTGTCGTCCAGCCCACCAAACCAGATTTGGGAACCGTTCGGCAGGGTCGCATACCAGTCGGTCTTGTCCAGAGTGTAGGTGAGCTGCGGAAAGCACAGACTCATGACCTTTGGAAAGGTGTCCAGAATAACCGACGATTTTACGTGATTGAACCGAAACCGCAGGACAACGTGCCGAGACTTAGGCGCCAGAGTAGCCCGGATGATGAGTGCTCGGAGTGCCACAAAGGTCTTGCCCGACCTTGATCCACCGACCAGCATGACGTGCTTGGCGTCGCCGGTCATCAGCCCAGTGGCTCTGCTTTGGGCTGCGGTAGGACTAAACAAGGTCGGCGTCCTGGTTGCTGATGTGGATTGAAATGTCTCCGCCGTCTTTGCCGGTCAGCTCCTGCTTGACGGTTTCGGACCAACGCATCTGCGCTTTAGTCCACCATATCATGGCTGTGGTGTCGCCAGATTGCGCCTTGTTAAAAAGAGTTCCGGCCACTTTTGCCGAGGCTTCTGCCTTGCCAATCGACAACTCAAAGGCGTAATGCTTTCGCAGCGTCACATCGCTGATGCTGATTAACGCCCCGATTTGCTCGTGCGGCAGTCCAAGACCGGACATTTCGCGCACTTGTTGGCGCGTTTCTTTAGTCGGTTTGTGTGAGATATTCGGCATATTCTTTTATTAAGGCAAGTTTCACCGTTTATTCCGTTTCGAGATCGCCGCAGCCTTTGACTTAGCATCAGCCTTAGAACTCGCTCCCCACGCCTTTAAAGATAGCGCCAACCGCGTTGGTTCCCCGTTAGGTTTTGCCATTGGTCCCGACATGTTGCCCATTCTAGCCAGAAAACTGGCGCGGCGGGGATTGTCGCCAGACTTGACCGGAGCCTTCAGGGTTCCACCGGTTTCGGCCTTGTAACTGGCTCTGCCTTTAGCGTTCAGTCCACCAGCAGGGTTTTTGCCTTCTTTTCGGGTCCAGGCTGCGGTCATGGTTTAACGCCTTTGCTAGTGGCTTCCATTTATTTATTTTCCTCTTTAAGTAAATCAGGTGCGGCTGGTGCTGCTATGCCCACCATGCCTAATCGCTCTTTCCCTTGCACAAAATCTTTCATTACTTGAAGCGGAGTTTTTCCAGTATTTTTTGCTCTTTGTCTAGCCATTCTTTCAAGATTTGCCATATATGTTTCTGGTGCACTTCTTAATTTAGTCAGGTCGCCACCACCATACCAGCCTAACGCTTGCGCTTCTGCCGGATCTACCCCAGCTCTTTTTGCTGCACGTTGCCATAGTGTTTCGATACCACTATATTCACCGGCGCTACCTGGTGCAGATTTCCAGAATTCTGTGCGTTTTAATGCATCGGCCATTGATAACCGACCTTCTTCAAATTCTTTTCTAGGGTAAACCGTATAAATTACATTGCCTTTATCATCTTTTCTGACAAATTTAGGCACTAGCCAATCGGCTTGTTTTGCCTGCATGATAGGAAGATGCATTGCATTTACATCCACCGTTACAGGTCTAAGGTTGCCTAAATAATTTCTATAAAAAGTGCCTAATTTGTCGGTGGGCGGCAATGCTTTTTCAATATCCTTTGCGGCAATAGTTTTGGCACGATCAAAAATAGCACTTTGTGCCAGACCGCCTATATTTGGCGGTAATTCTATGTAATTAGGTCCAGACTCTGCGCCCTGACGCCTTAAAGCATTGGTAAGTAATTCTTTTTCTGGTGTTAGCTGTCCACTTTTATCAAGATTCCACAAATAAGAACCTAATTGTGTTTGTTTTTCTACTGGGTTGCGTTGCGATGCGCTAGCCAATTGTGCAAGCATTCTGTCAAATTCTTGCTGTGAAAGTCCTTCATTTAAAGCAAATTGACGCAATGGCTCGGTGCCATACCATTCTTTGACGCCTAATGGCTCGCCTTTTTTAATTGCTTGCGATATAGCATTACTTGCCGCCCTAGATCCAAGCAGTTCTTGCGTTCTTTCATTAAATTCAATTTCACGCCCTCCAGCAGATCGTGGCAAATCAATTTGCGTTATGCCTGGGGTATACATTCCTTCGCTTCGCGGCAATATCAAATTTCTTTCACCTGTTGGTGCGCCACCTGGTGCTTGCCTAGATTCTAAAATTTGTTGCATTTTACTTTGCGGCAAAGATGGCGCCATCGGCAAAACACCACCAGACCGCACCAGATAATTCTCAATCGCCTGCCCAGCCACCGGCGCCGCTGCCCTGCCTACAGCTTCTGCCCCTTGTCCTGCTGCTCGAGCTGCGCCCATAACAGCCTTTGGCGGGGTCAGTCCGGTCAGAGTCTCCAGCATCGGTCGTTGGGTGTCAGACGATAGCCCGTAATATTCCAACGCCCGACGAATTGAATCCGAACCGCCGACGGGTTGTTCAGCTCCCAGCCCAAGGGATTGGAGGACGGTATTCACGAGATCCACCGGCAGACCTGCGGTGTTGGCAATTAACCCGCGGTTGATGAGATCCGGTATTGCGCCACGATTTCCCATGCTGCCGAGTTCTTTTGCAAACTGGGTGTTAGCTGCCTGCATTGTTGGT